TCAGATTGGCGTAAAGATGTAATGAATACTGATAAGAAAGGTAATACAGCATACGGATATACCCAAATAACTGCAGCTACTCTACCTACAATGGTTAATCTTTGGGTTAATGCAGTTGAAAGATACAATAGATCTGCAGGTAAAAGAAGATGGACTCCAATGAGTACTTTATCTAATTTCAATGATAAAAAGAAAGTACCTGATTGGATTAAAGATTTAAAAGGTGTTAAGGACCACGTTAAAGCAATTGATACTTTATCATATGACCAAGTGCTTGCTTTAACTATCATACACGCAAGGTCTAAAACAAAAGATGAAGATTGGATAGCATTACAAAATGGTAATGAAGCTTCATGCAAAACTTTATATAATTATGGGCATCATACTAAACCAGACGCTAATACCATTGCAAGATCAAAGCAATTCTTTATATGCCAAAAAACAAAGAAAGATACATCTTCATGGTTTGATGTTTTCAAATGATATAAATAAGACTATAGAATAGGAACAATTATGGCCATAGTAACAAATAGAGTAGAATTAGTAGATTATTGTATGCGATCTTTAGGAGCTCCAGTAATTGAAATCAATGTTGATGAAGATCAGGTTGATGATCGTATTGATGAAGCATTAGAATACTATCAAATGTTTCATGATGATGCTGTTATTCGTAATTACTTTAAACATCAGTTAACATCAACAGATATTAGCAATAGTTATATTACAATGCCTGATGGTATTACATCTGTTACTAAACTAATTAAACATGGTGCTGAAATGGGTGATTCATTATTTGACGTTAAGTATCATATGAGACTTCAAGATGTATTTGCAATTGGTGGTCTAGGCTCAAACATGCAATCATATGTTCAACGTATGGAAAACATGGAATTAATTGACGGAGCTTTAAATTCAACAGAGTTACTTAGATTTAATAGACATATGAATAGACTTCACATTGATGAAGGCTTTGATGGACTTGAGGTGGGTGATTATATTGTTGTTGAGGGATACCAAATTGTAGATCCACAAACATATACAGATGTATACAATGATATGTTCCTAAAGAGATATGCCACTGTACTTATTAAAAGACAATGGGGTTTAAATATGATGAAATTTGATGGCTTCCAACTGCCAGGTGGTATCACTATGAATGGTAGACAAATGTATGAAGATGCTATTGAAGAAATTACTAAATTGGAAGAAGAAATGCAACTGGCATGGCAAGCACCAGACAATTTCTTAATGGGCTAGCATGGCAACTTCTGTTTATTTCTCAGGTAAAGTAAAATCTGAACAAAACTTATATGAAGATTTAGTGATTGAATCATTAAAGATCTTTGGGCAAGATGTTGTATACATTCCAAGGGAACAGATATCCCACGATGATATATTAAACGAATCATTTGCAAGATTTAAAGATGGATATCCACTGGAGATGTGGATTGAAAATATTGATGGTTTCGAAGGTGATGGTTCCCTTATGTCTAAATTTGGTCTTGAAATTAGAGATCAAGCAACATTTGTTGTTGCCAAAAAGAGATGGAGACAAGCTGTTGGGACACATTTAACAGAGGCAGTAGGTAATGATACTTCATTTAAACCTGCCGAAGGTGATTTACTATATCTAACTATGTCTGATAGAATATTTGAAATTAGATACGTAGATAATAAAGATCCTTTTTACCAACTCCAAGATTTTGCAGTATATAAAATGCAATGTGAGTTATTTGAATACAATGACGAGGAATTTGATACTGGATATGATGCAATTGACAGAATAGAAACAATGAACGCAACTTCATATACTTATTCTATGAATGCTGGATCCGGAGACTATTCTATAGGAGAAACCGTTATTCAATGGACTGGTAATAATGAAGTAGATGGTACTCCAATTAATATCGAAGGTGAAGTTGCTGCTTGGGAAGACTTAGGTGCTGATACAGGTAACCTAACTATTGTATCCCATAAGGCAACTGATGGAACATTTAAGAAGTTCTATGAATCTGATGATACCCTTAAGGTGGTAACTGGCACAGAATCCGGTACAGTATATAATGTACAATCAACTACTGTTGCTAATAAGACTAATTATAATAGAGAAGTTTATAATGATAATGATATCTTCCAAACTGAAGCAGATGATATTATAGACTGGACTGAATCTAACCCATTTGGAGATCCCCATTAAAAATGTTTGAGAATCATTTCTATAACGAATCAACAAGACGTATGGTATCTGTGTTCGGATCTTTGTTTAATGATATAAAGGTTCGCAAGGTAGACTCTGCGGGTAATGTATTACAAGAAATTAAAGTACCTCTTGCTTATGGCCCTCGCCAGAAGTTCTTGGCTAGACTTAGGGAAAATACTAATGATCCAACTATGGCACTCAAGCTTCCGAGAATATCATTTGAAATATCTGATATGACCTATGATGGGAGTGCAAAACTAAATAGAAATAAGAAATTTGCTCATGTTGTTGCTGGTGATCCTAAAAATAGAAAATCACTTGGTGCACCTGCCGTATATAAAGTAGGCTTCGAACTTAATATATTATCGAAGACACAAGATGAAGCATTACAAATTATGGAGCAGATTCTACCTTTGTTCCAACCAGATTATACAGTGACTATTAAAGATATACCAGAAATGGATTTAACTTCTGACGTGCCTATTATTCTTACCGGGGTTGCAATGAATGATGAATATGAAGGTGATTTGGTAGAACGTAGAGCAGTTGTATATACATTATCTTTTGAAACGCGTATACGATACTATATGGGCATTCAGGAAAGAGGTATTATTGAGAAAACAGAAGTATACTATAAAGATACAGATTCAAGAGAAAATATAGAAGTACAAAAGGTTGATGGAACAACAACACCATATACGGAGACAATAGACTTTTTTAACGAACCGTAGGAATATATTATGAGTGATGATTTAGATAATGATTATGTAAAGATCAAAAGAAATCTCTTTGATCTAACCGACCAAGGTACTGAAGCTATTGAGTTAATGATGGAATTAGCTCGTGAATCAGAACACCCTAGGGCCTTTGAAGTACTCGGCCAGCTTATCAAACAAAATGCAGAGATTGGTGAAAAGATCTTAAAGATGCATAAGACTAAAAAGGAAGTTGAAAAAGTCGATGATAAACCAGCGCTAGAAGATAAAGGAGTTACTAATAATAATGTATTCATTGGGTCGACTGCTGACCTACAAAAAATGCTTCGTGATGAGATCGTGATTAATGCAACCAAAGAAGATTAGGCCATATAATAAGAATATAAAACTGGCTATATATGATGAGATGCAAAAACATTATGATATAATGTTAGATGAAAAACTCGATATGCATATACCTAGAATATGGTATGATAAACGAGTTATGTTCAAGGATATAGTATATTATATTGATATCTTATATGAAAACAATCCAGGTAAAGTTGCTGATATTGGTGCGGGTGCTAATATATGGGTTGATTGGTTCCCTAATATCATAGCATTTGAGCCGGATGCTAGAAATCATTATACAAATTTACCTGATTATACTACTAAATTTGATTATAATTTTGTAACACAACATATAAATAATTTCGATTGTGCTTTAGCTATTAATAGTTTACATTATACATCATTTGATAAAGTAAAAAATACTATTAAACTTGCGTTGAATATAGTAGAGGATAGATTTTTATTTACATTTAATCTTAGAATGTTATGTAAAAGATCTAATATAGAATATGATTATCAAATGGCTTTGTATAAACTATTAAATCTTCTACCTAAAGATAATATAGTTATGTTAGATTGGACTGATGATGAAGAAATAGGACCTATAAACGGTCACGTGAGAATAATTTATGAAACTGGATAATAGTTACTTAGGTAACCCAAATGTTAGGGGAAGTGATGAACCTGATAATTGGACTAAAGAAAATATAATAGAATATAAAAAGTGTATGGAAGATCCTGTATACTTTGCAGAGAACTATTGTAAGGTTATTCACGTTGACCATGGCTTAGTACCATTTGAATTATATGACTATCAACGTGAGATGTTTAAAACATTCAATGAAAATCGTTTCGTCGTTGTACTTGCATGTAGACAATCAGGTAAATCTATATCAACCGTGGCATATCTATTATGGTATATACTATTCCAAGGTGAACAAGTTGTCGGTATCCTCGCTAATAAAGGTGATACTGCAAGAGAAATGCTATCTCGTATTACTCTCATGTTGGAAAACATACCATTTTTTCTCCAGCCAGGTTGTAAAGCATTAAATAAAGGTTCAATTGAATTCTGTAATAACTCTAAGATTGTAGCAAGGGCTACTTCATCAAGCTCTATTCGTGGTATGTCTATGAACCTGGTATATCTAGATGAGTTTGCTTTTGTAGAAAGAGATGAGGAGTTTTATACTTCAACATATCCGGTTATCTCCTCTGGTAAATCAACAAAGATTATTATTACATCTACACGTAACGGTGTTAACAATAGATTTAATAAGATATATGAAGGCGCAGTTCAAGGTACTAATGAATTTAAACCATTTAGAGTAGACTGGTGGGACGTACCTGGAAGAGATGAGGAATGGAAACGTATGACCATTGCTAATACTTCTCTTATGCAATTCAAACAAGAATTTGGTAATGAAGTTATTGGTGCGGGTGATACACTTATTACGCCTGAAGTGCTTATTGGTTTGACAGCAGTGGATCCTATTGCTATAAATCATGGTGGTAACTTAAAGATGTATTCAGACCCAGAAGAAGGCCATAATTATATTATGACGGTTGATGTATCACACGGTAGAGGTCAAGACTATTCTACATTTACTGTTATTGATGTAACATCAAAGCCATTTAAGCAGACATGTACTTATAGAGATAATATGGTATCACCTTTGTTATATCCAGATATTATATACAAATATGCTAAACATTACAATGATGCTTATGTTGTTGTTGAAAACAATGATGCTGGTCAGGTAGTATGTAATGGACTATATTATGAATTAGAATATGAAAATGTATATGTAGAATCAATGGTTAAATCAGCAGGTGTTGGTGTTCGTATGACAACAAAGACTAAACGAATAGGTTGTTCAAACATTAAAGATATTATTGAACAAGGCGAATTAAGTATTATTGATGCTGAAACAATTATAGAATGTTCTTCATTTGTTGCTAAAGGTAAGTCATATGAAGCAGAGCATAATGGGCACGATGACCTAATGATGAACCTTGTTATGTTTGGTTGGTTTACATCAACCGGGTTCTTCCAAGAAGCAACAGATATTAATATGA